TTGTAATATATTTTTAAATGAAAGTAAACAAAAACTTTATCTAAATTAAAAATTTTTTAAACTATGCCTCCGAAATAATGTAAAGCAACTCTAAGACATGCTACAAAACCATCTTTTTTTGTAATATACTTTACATTTTCGTCTTTTGATTTACTAAACTTGAAAGATTCAATATCGTTTTTTGTGAGATGACATGTTTTGTCTATACATACTAAATTTCTAGAAAATGCAAGATTCATTTGAGAAATTGATTTATCAAAATCTTCAATAGTGTATTTTTCAATTGACACAGATTTGTCAGTCATGCCATACATAGCATCTGTATCACTACAGTCAATAAAGACTGTTTTTGAAGGAGCAAACTCTTTAAGAGCAATTAAGCCTTCTTTGACTGAGCCTTTAAATCTTAACTCTTTTGTCACATATAACTTAGTTTCTATGCCATATTCTACAGTAATATTTACTATCTTCCAAATATCGCCTTCTTTGTTAAAGAAGACTGTAGAATATGCAGACTTTAATTGAGAAGTGTCAACAATGTTGCTATCATTAAATGCTCTGCCATAGACCATATATCTTTTGTCCATAAAACAATATAATAATACTTGTGAAAATGCATCTACAATGTCATCATGTTCAACAAATGGAAAGTTAAGTAATCTTGTTATTAAATTTTGTAAAGATTTTGACATGTGATATGTTTGAGTCATTTCATCAAACTGAGATTTAACAAATACTACATTTTTACTTTGCATATATAATGATGCACTTTCTAATCTTTGAATCTTTGAATGACTACCAGGCTGATATGCTTGCATACCTGCAACTTCATCTTGTAGTTGTTGTAAAATAGGTGCACCATTTGCTTTATCTTCAATAATTTGAATTATGCCAGGGAATAATGTATCTAATTGTTTAACATATTCAACTGATTTAACAAATGCCATTTTCTTTTCTAAACAATCTTTAATGTATAATGTGCTACCAACTTTGTATGCTAATACTGAACCAAGATAATCTGAAGATTCTTTATCTTTAACAGGAAAGTCATGAGATGCATAAATCATATCAGCATCTTCTATAGTAGGACAATCATATACATCTTTAGTTATAATCATTTCTTCTTTTACAATAGTTTTATCTGAAGCGACTGGCTTTTGCATATATTGTGTTTCAAAAACTGAATTACCTACTTGAGCTTTTAACAAATCATAATTACCAAAACGTTCAGGCCATAAATATTCACCTTTCTTCCAAGTAATTACTTCACCAGAAATCGGACACACGTAATGCGTAGTTTTCTCGAAATATGCAGGCATAACTATAAAAGTATACGTATTAGCCAATGACTCTTCACTTAAAATATGCCCTGTGATGTCGTTAGGAGCTAATCTTTGTTGAATATTCATAATGATACATTTGTTGATATCATTAATACGAGAAGGCATTGTGTTTTTGTAGTAAGACCAAGCATTTTCCATTTCAGCCATGTCTTTTCTAGCAGTTTCTGCATTAGTTAAATCGTCGTTGACAATAACATCACCGCCATAACCTGTAAATGCATTTTTGTTTAAACTTCTAAGTTCACCTCCTCGAACATCTTTAAGGTAGGAGCCTGTATTTGAAACCAAAAAGATGTCCGAGAAGAAGAACTTAAACTTTTCTGAATTGATAATCATATAACGTTTGCTATTCATTTCAGCAGCTAAACCTCCTGTATGCGAAATTGATACTGCTTTAATTGGTGCTGATAGCCATAACCATACTGGTCCAAAAACGTTAAAAATCATAGATTTTGTATGACGAGGTGGAACATTTAAACATAAGTTTTGTTTGCCTTGTCGAATATCTACTATTATTTCATCTTCTTTCTTTTCAGGTAAGACAATATTTTCTTCTTCATAGCCAATCCATTTTCTACAAAAATATTGGAAAACCTCACAATAATACTTTATAAGTTTTCCTTCTACAAATTTAGACGGATCGCATGTATTCCAAAAATCTTTAACAAAATCGTAAAGACTTTTTCTATACATTTCTCTATAAAGCAATTTTGCGAGATTGTCCATTTTATACTTCCTTAAGCACTGTATTCAACAGTTTCTTTATTATCAATTCTTTCTTCAATTGATTTTGCTTCTTTATTTGCAACACCAAATGTTTCTAACAACAATGACACTATCTTTCTTACTTCAACTAACGATTCACATGCTGTTTGAACTTCAAGAGCACATTCAAGTCTATGTTTTAAAACTTTAACTTGCGAATCGTATTGTTCATTTGCTGTTTTAAGACTATTAATGAATTCTTCAAAAAGCTTTTTATCTTCTGATTTTTCAAGATAAGCAATAAGTTTTGTTTGAGACTCTACAATAGACTGAACTTTACTAATAGTTTGTTTCATATCTTCAATCATTTCTGAAATAACATACATATAATTGATAAATTTTGTTTCTGTAATACTTTTTTCCATAATTTTGTCCTCCGTATTAAGTATTTTGTAAATTGTTATCTACGATTAAATCTGTTTAATTTTCTTAATAATTAATATAAATATTAATATTTATTAAAACGATTAAATCTGAATCATTCTGTGATAACATAGTTTAATTTTAATTAAATAAAAGTAACTGTATTCTTTATAAACCTCCTTTTTTTATTGCTGCAATTAAATTTTTCCTAGAAAGTGTAATAATTTTATCAGAATGATAATCATACACTTTATAAGATGATTTTGTTAAATCATTTTCATCTAAGATAGGTAATGTAGCACATCTACAATTTGGAAATTCTCCTGCATTGCCTCTCATGTTGTCTAGTAAAGGCTTTTGACTATTTTGTCGCCAAAAAACAATTACATCATTCATGTCTCTATGAGAAGGTCTTGTACGTTTATCTTTAGATGAAAGCCATTTATAACAAACACTACCTAATGAAGTTGCTCTATATTCATCAATTGCAGTTTGAAGTTTTGCTGATTCAGTTCTAGCAATAAGTTTTGAATTTTTATAGCCGTGAGACTTTAAAGCTTTTTCAAATGATTTTCTTCCAGCTTTACCAGTAGCAATTTGATTAATTAAAGTCTCAACATCTTTTTGTTGATAGACACTTAAAACATGTTGTGGTACTGATTTTATCATCTTAAAGTTGTTAACAACAATTTGTTCTAACAATTGCTTTTCATATCTAGAATAAGTATCTGGTAAAATACCAAGATGTTTTTCTTTTGCTGCATTGTAGTATTTTTTCCACATGCCTTTTTGATTACTTAAACCAGTAGTTGCAAGTTTTTTAGCAAACTTTTTAGCAAATTTATCAAATTGTTGAGAATTTTGAAGTTGCAAAATAGCAGAAATAATTTGTTGAGAATTGCCTTTGCTTGCTTGAATAATTCTTTGTTTAGTAAAGACTTTTTTAAAAGTTTCTTGATATATTTTATTTATTAATCTTTCAGTTCGTTTATTCATAGATTTTAATATCTCCTATTACAGGAATAAATTCTTTAATACGTTCATAACCTCTTTTAATATAATAATTATAATCAATTTTTTGAATTAACAGTTGTTTTACTGTGTTATCTCTGATATCACCATCATACACAAAGACATTATTTGGACAATTAGGTATTTTTGCTTTTAATACTTTACCTTCTAAACGTCTTTTGTATATCATACCTACTACATCAGGATTGTTGTATGCAAATGCACGATTAATGCCTTGTAATTTTGTAGTTTTTGTGCTACCATCTTTAAATGTTTCTACATATTCAGTCCAAGCAAATGATTTTTTCTTACAAAGATATTGAAACATTCTAAGTTCTTGTTTATTTTCTTCAATTACTTGTTCAGGCGTTTTATGATATAAGAAAAAATCAACAATACAATGAGAAAATATTGCCGGTTCTTTAGACTCAAAAATATTACTTGCAAATATATCATTCCATTTTTGATAATCTTTAACTGCTTCACCTTTGCAATGAATTTCACCATTAATATCTTTATAGAAATAGCAATTTACATCTCGTTGATAGATGTCGAATATTTCATCTTTTTTAATTACATAACCTGTGCGTTTTTCCCATTGCTGAATGATATCAATAATTTTATCTTTATCATCCCAATTAAAAGGTTCTATAATAATGCCATCAGTATTAGATTGAATAACTCTTACAAGATCTTCAAGTTTTTCTAATAAATCAACTATGAATAGTTGACCTGTGATTGTGACAAGTAAACCTTTTTGAGGGTCGTAAAAATCTGTATATTCATTCATCATGCTACCAAATACTGCTAATAAAACAACTTTTAATGCCCATCTTTTTCTAGGTGCTGTTTTCTTATATTCAAGTTGTTTATAATATAAGTCACGATAAATTTCTTTTGACTCAGCATTCATTGTTCTTGGAAGTAAATCATAATTCAACATTGTGAGATTATAATAACCGCTAACATCACAATACAATGCATGTTTACATGAATATTTAGGTATTGCTGCATGTATGCCACCACTGCCTATGATATGTTCCGTTCCACATAGCATAATTTTATGCTTATGATATTTTCTAAATTCTTCAGTCATGTAAAAGTTAATTAAATCTTGATTTTTAAGTTGTAAATTTTCATACATATGAGGTTTGATAATTTGATTTTCGATACCTTCAATTTTATGAGCTTTAAAAACTTTTGCAGCTACTTGAGTTTCAGTTGCTGTTAAGAATGAAAAAGGCAAACTAAATTCTTTTAAAATATCTAATCTGCAATTAAGATAACCAGATACGTGTGGATTGATTAAATTTGTGTATGTTTGTTCTAAATCATCTCTATTATACTTTTCAGTTAATAATCTTTCTTCTTTTGTTAAAGGTCTAGTCAATGTAAAATCTACTTCAGTTTCACTAATATTTTTTCCTTCAGCAGCTTCAGTTAATTTTAATGAGTAATATGTATTTGCCATTAAATCATAATATCTTAAAGGCAAATTACATCTATATTTTTTACCTGTTTCAACAATACTTTTTGAAATTTCTTTAACTTGCTCAGGTGTTCTACCATTCACAACAGCTTCTAAAATGATGTTATCAAAATGTTTATTGTTATGCCCAATCCAAAAGTCATTTTTGTGTGAGTGATAAAATAACTGTTGTTCAGTAAAGTTCCATATTTGTCTTATTTCTGTAGTATTGTCTTCATTGACAATTAATGTGCCTAATAAAGACTCATGAGCAAAACATTCATAGTCAAAAATAATTATTTTACTCATAACTATTTTCCTGTGCTACCTAACCCGTTTGAGCCTCTATCACTAGTGCCTAAATCATCAGTCAATTCAATTCTTGCGTTTAACACAGAATAAATGACTAATGAGCAAATACGTTGATTTCTCTCAATATTGATAGTATTATTACTACAATTTGTGACAATTAAATGATATTCACCTGTATAATCTGGATCGATTACTTGTGTTTGCATAATTAAACCCATTTTTGCTGTTGAACTTCTTGGAACTAACATTCCTGCAAAACCTTCAGGTATAGAACCACCAAACCCAAGTGTGATAGTTTTTGTTTCAAGAGGATGAATCTCAAAATGTTCAGGTATAAAACAATCTAACCCTACATCTGGTAAATGAGATTTTTCTGGTAATTTGATATCATTTCTAAATAATTTAATTTTCATACTTTGGCTCCTTTAAATTAATTATTTTATATATTATCATTATATCATATTTTTTAATGAATGTAAATAGTTAATGTTTAAATGATGAAATATTTATAGCAGCAAATATACTACTTACAAAAACTATAACTATACATGTATATGATAGCCAATTATAATCTTGAATATTATGATAAATAATCAAGTTAATGATGACAGTCCAAGCAACATATGTCACATTTAGAGGCAAAGCTTTTTGTTGTGCCAATGTTGTCTTTTAACATGTGAATATCGTTTTCTGATACACACATTAAATTACTTACTTCTTTGATAATGTTCATTGTAATGTGTCTCCTTTCTTTATCATTTGAATAAGTGTATCTTTATCAAGACATTCATAATCCTTGTAACTATGAGCAGTATCATAGATAAAGTTATTTAAAAATGAATGTCCTGAACCTTCATCTTTTTCTATATACCAAGTAGGACCATACCACTTTTCTAAAATTGTTTTATAGCCTACAGGAACTCTTACTTGATATTTACAATCTTTTAAAGTCATGAGCATGTATGATGAGTATTCTTCTTTTGTAAATATTTGTGATGAATATGTTGAAGACCACCACCACATTGTATCAGCACATGTATGTGAATGTTCATACAATATATTCATTGCAGTCATAGTTTCATTCCATGCTTTAGAAATTGTAGAAAAATCTATTTGAGATGTTTTAAGTAAAACATTTATCTCTTTATGTGAAACAAATCTCATACCTAATCTATTATTTACAAGTTTTGTGTATGCTTTACATAATTTAATCCAATCATCATTGTTATCATCTGGAATATTATCTAAAGGTAAAATATCTATAGCAATACCTTTATTATAAGAAAACTCTAATTCTTGAGCAGTTATCATTGCAGAATTAGAGTATCTTAATTTAGGTGTAAATGAATAGTAATTTTTATCTGTATCACATGTTTGTAAAAATATAGGCTCTTTAAATTCTTTTGAAAGAGTCAACAACATGTTGAATGAAGTTCTAGGCATAATAATATCTATATCATCATCCCAAGGTATTAATTCATTTTTTCGAACTGTACCCAATAATGAACCTCCATCTAAGAACCATTCTAAGTTATGCTTGTTTGCAACGTCAATAAATGATTCTAATAATGTAATAAGTATTTTATGAACATGTGTTAATTCTTTCATAGTTATTTGCCTCTGTAATAATTCATTGTTTTAATTGCGTTTACTAATACATCTTTTTCTGTATTATCATATGTCGATCGTAAAGTAGAATGTTTTTCATCTTCTAGCCATTTTGCAATTGTTTGTTTTTCTTTTTCAGTTAATAACTCAGGTCTTTCTTTTAACATTCTTTCTAATTCAAGTTTCCAACCTGATTTTCGCCAATCATTTAATGCTTTCTTTGTGGGTCTGTATGATGTATCATATGTAAAGTCTGAATTAAACAATCTTTCTCTAGCATAAATGCCATCATAAATGCAACGTTTTTCTTGAATAAGCCAATTCCATAAATTAATTGAATTTTTATCAGTTAATTTTAAAATTGCTTTTTTAAGTTCTGAATACATTAATCTATATACATAGTTGCATTCATCACAGAAATTAGATGATGTTCTAGAATAGCATGCTCTAACAAAATCTGAAGGTGTGTATGAAGCAGTTAATGAAATAACTTGAGGATGTAAGCCAATGTATCTTGCTTCAATGCTTGGTATTTCTTTTTCACATGCCTCAATGTATGCATCTTCTAATAATTGTTGAGCTTGTTTAACTTTATTCATAATACTTTCATCTTTCATAATTGACATAGGCATATTGAATTCTTGTGTAAGCGGAAATACACCTGTACTAGCACTTGCAAAGAATGCAGGATCTCTAGTAATTTGTGCAAGACAAATACGACTCATTTTATAAATTGCAAAATTAATACGATGACCTTGAAAAGCATACTTTGGAAGTGTAGTGCCTTCAATAATCTTATCTATTAATTTAATACATTCAGGATTAGAAGCATCATACTCAACTGGTAAGTCGTCTATAAAATCATGTGAAAGTCTACCAAAATTATAAACTTCTCTTGCTAAATCATCACCCTTCCAGTCTTTTAATTCAACAACAATGTTGTTATAGCCCTCATTAAATTTCATTATAACATTCCTCCTTAATTTTAAATTGACTATCTATAATTTTTTTGTTTTCATGTCTATACTTAATTAACACGTCTATAAAGTAATCATAATCAAATGCTGTAAAGCATACATCTTCTTCAATTTGATGTCTATATCTTTTTGTAAAATATACACCATACATTTTGCCTACATATTTTCTTAATTGAGAAGTCATAATATCATTTCTTTGTTCTACAGATAATGAATGATTATTATGAGTGCCACCTTTTTTCTTTTTCATAGGTATATCAACTATCATATTTATATTTGTGTTTGTGCATGTAATAAGACCTGCTTTAATTGTGTCAATGAAAAAAGCCATATCTTCTGAACCGCATATTTTTAATGATTTAAATGAAATATTATGTTTGAATACTAAAGGCACATTTATCACAAACCCTTGAACAGGACAATGATAAAAATAGCCATTATTTATAAATGCATGATGTTTTCTATTTTCAGTTGAAAGTGCAAATATAGCAGATAATTCTGCATATTCATTTGTGTTCATATAATTTATTATATTATTCAAACATTCTGTAATATTTCTGTATTTATCTGTTGAATAAATACTACTAACTGTATCATCTAACATAATACAATATTGTATATTATTTTTATAACAATAATCTAAAATTGCTTGTCTTGTTTCACCAATATCAGCAGGTTCACCTATATCAAGTAAGTTTACATTAATCATATCTTTACAAAAATCATAAAAATTATTTTCAATTAATGAATGTCTTACACATAAATTAAGTCTGATATCTGTTTCTATTAATGAAAGACATTTTAAATCTTTTCTATTGTATGTAGGAATAAAAATATCTATCATAATTGTGACTCCCAGTTATCTGCATTTGAAAGTATGTCTTTTGCTATATCATAATGAGTGATATGTGAAGTATTATACTTTAATACTTTAAAATTATTAATGATAAGTTCATTTGCAGCATCATTAAACATTTGCATGTCATGTTTAATGTCTATATTTTTTTCATTTGTGTTCCAAAAACGTTCTTTTAAATCTTCTTCGTCTGCATATAATAACACTATGATTGTATGTTCTTTATATGATGTATAATCATACTTATGTAGACGATTAAATTTTTTAGAATATACTAATTGTGTTAATAAACCTCTTGGCTTTATTGCAAATCTATAATTTGATAAAAAAGTCAAGTATGGCGCTAGAGTATTTTTACCTACTCTATCAACGCCATCTATTTCTATGTTCCAGTATTTATAAGTCATGTATAGCTCCTTTATTTATATTTATATTATATAATATAATTAAACAAAAGTAAATACTTATTTTAATAAATTTTTAAGATTTACAGATAATGTTTGAACTCTAGTTTTAATTTCTTGTAAAATATCAATAATATCATCAGAAGAATTGCCTAATTTAATTTCATTTAATGTATATTGATACACACTCATTGCATCAGCTAAATCTACTATTGCATCTACTACATTATCTTGTTGAGTCATAAGTTCACAATATTGAGTAAAATGAACTTTAAAATAGTCATCTTCAAATGTTTTTAAAAAACTTCTAAGATTTAACTTTTCTTTAACATCATGAGTTATGTCATTTAATTCAATTTCAGGCATATCATGTAAAAGTGCTTTGATTATACATTTACATTTGATATCTTCAGATGTATTATATTCATCACATAATTTTAAAGAGAATAAAGCAACATAGAATGAATGTTCAGCTACAGATTCATCTTTCAATTTATTTCTAGTGTTATATCTAATTACATTTTTTAGACGATATACATCTAATAAATATTGCTCTAACTTTTGTGTTCTATCAAACATTACTCTATATCTCCTTTAAAATCATTATACACATCTTTAAAAGACCAAGTGTCATCATTTTCAAGAAGTGTTAATAAGTCTTGTTCGTTTGAAGCAAATCTTCCTGTTTTTGCTAACATTAAGTTGAAAGGTTTCCCATTTAACTTTTCAGCATAATATAAAATAGGCTTTTTATTTGCATAACTAAAGCCTGACTCCCAGATAGTACCTGTATCTCTAAAATCATATAATACTATAACTAAATCTGCATTTTTGATGCCTTCAATGTTGCCTTTTAATGTTTGAGACATAAAATCATCTGAACATCCAGGCTTAATTAAACTTTCTAATTTAGGGTTGAATACATCATATGTATTTTTAATGAGATTATAAATTCTAGTGTGTTGTTCTTCTTGTTCAGGACTAAACCATCCTCCTGCATAATATATTTTTTTCATGTTATTATTTGACTCCTTTTATTCTTGAATATAGATAATTGTAATATCTATAATCTTGTTTTGTCCATTTTGTTATATGTTTATAGTCCTTACTTTTATAAAATGGACTTTGTTCAAAGATTTGCTTAAGTTTATCTTTATCTTTAGTTATATTTTCGTATAAGAATGCTACTAAATGATAGTCTCTTTCACTTTCATCATGACCACTACCAGGTGCTTTGCTAAACCATAAGTCTTGAAAGTTATTGTTTGTAAGATATATAAATTTTACTTTATTCATCAAACAAGCTAAGTCTCTAGTATCTATGAAGTCTTCATTGATAGTTGTAGTAGAGTTAACTATAATAGAACGTTGCATATATTTTGTTAAAAATTGTTGAAATATAGACTGTTCATATTCAGTAGTATCTCTAATAGTATTATCAACTATTGTATTACCTGTTATTGTTACGAATCTTGCACTTCCTTCAGGATAGTAGTATTCTATATGATTTTTTGCATTTTTAATATAATAAAATGTTTCATAGTTATCTATTTTCTTTGTTTTAAAGAATAATCTAAGACCAGTGCCACTAAAGCTAAATTCAATATACGCAAAATCTTTAAACATGTCGATTATATCAGCACCAAGTTTGTTTATAGAATGTATATCATTTTTAATATCTACACAATGGTCAATATCTATTGCACATATATTTGATGCATTAATTGATATGCCTAATCCTGCATATTTGTCTAATACATCTACATCAGCAACAGTTAGTTCATCTAAAGAAATAAAATCTTCATTATGATTAGGTCTTACAAAACTTGTATCTATTTTGAGAGGATGTTTTGTAGAATCTACTAAACAATATTTAAAATCATAATCTACAAGATGTTGAGTATTGACTATATTAAACAAAGTTGTTAATGCTGACATAATCTAACCTATTTTCAAATTATTGTGGTAAATCTAAAACTGAAGCACGTTTCCAACTAATGAGATTTTGCCATGTTTGAGTAGTGCCATCATCTTTTGTAGATTTTGTAACTTGAATATAAATTCTTGAACCTTCTAAGATTTTAAGTGCATCAGCTAAAATTTCACTATTCATAAAATATTCTTTGTCTAATAGAGGTTTGCCTGCTTCTTCTCCTTCAAATTTTAGCATATCAGATACAAATCTTCTAACAGAAGCAGTATCTTTTAATACATAATACATAAAAATCTTTCTATTTTTACTATTTTTGACTTCTTTCATTTCAATATTGCCATCTTTATCTGCTACATATTGATGACCATTTTCAGCAACAGTAAATGTCAAAGCTATCATAGGATTGCCAGATGCTTTTGACTCTTTAATTTCTGCAACATCTACTGTACTTAAATAATAACCTTCTGGTAATTCTTGAAATGAATTACTTTCAGAAGTAACATCTTGAATGTTTGTTTGACTTAACAATTCGTTAATTGTCATTGCTAAACTATTTTCTTTTGCCATAATTTAATTCTCCTTTTTTTTTTATTTTTTATTTTGCATTGCTAACATTTTTGCTTTAATTTCTGCTAACATCTTTGCCTTTTTATCTGCTGCACTAATAGTTTCAGTAGGTTCAACTTTAGTTTCTACTTTTGTTTCAACTTTAGGTTCTTCTTTAACAGTATTTTCTATAGTTGTTGCAGCATTTACTATTTCTGTTTCTGCAATTTCTTCAACTTTAGTTTCAACTTTTACTTCAGGTTTTAATTCTTCTACTTTTTCAGGTTTAACTTCTACTACTTTAGATTCAACGTTGTTAACAACATTTACTACTTTTACTTCTTTTACTGAATCTAAGCCTATAGTTTTAGCAAAGATGTCAAATTCAAGTGGAATATCTGAAGGAATAGTATTTTCGTCTATACCTCTAAGAATGCCATATTCATTTTCTTTTGGCACAACTGAAAGATATCTTTTCTTAACTAATTTGCCATTTATTTCTTCAGCCTTAATGTAAGCTCTTAAGAAATATCTGACTCTACCTTCTAACATATCTAATACTTTATCTGGAATACGATTTGTTGGATAGTATTTAGTATGTTCAATACCTCGTCTATCTTTTACAACTGAAGTAATGCCATGCATAATCAAAATAACATTCTTTTGAAGATTTAAAATCTTACACATGTTGATAAAGAAATCATTTCTTGTAATATCATAGCCTTTTGCAAAGCCCACATCTGATACATGTTCATAGCCATTTAATCTACAATATTCATATTCACACCATTTGAATAAATCTTCAGTTAAGTCAATAACGATTGTTTCATAATTGTCAAAGTTTCTTGTAAATACTTTTTTTGCTTCAGCCCATGAATTTACTTGAACATGGTCTTCTTCCTTTGCACCAAAATCTGATAAAAATTCATAATTTCCATCAGTAGTAATGAAGAAAGGTTTTGGTGCTTTGCTAGCAAATACTGATTTGCCAATGCCTGGTTCTCCATATAATACCATCTTAATGTGTTTCATTCAAATTTCCTCCTTAAAACACTTTATCATCTTTTTCTTTAATAATATTAAGCTGATTTTTAACATCTTGTTCATCAATTGCTTGATAACTGATAATAAGAGCATTCATAGCATTTTGAACATCTACAAGATTATAGCCCATATCTTTAAATTTAGTTTGCCATAAATGAATTGCTTCTTTTGAAATTTTAATCTTTCTAACTTTACTAGCAATGCTAAAATCTTCATTTGTTGAATGTGCGATAATTCTACCATAGCCTTTAAATTGAATTAAGACAACATCATCTTTTACTGTAAAGATATAATTATCTTTAAAGAATTGTCTTTCATCTTTAGTTAGAAGTTTGATATTACTTCTTGGCATTTAATTTCCTCCTTTATATTATAAATATTATAATATTTTTTTTTAGTAAAGTAAATAAAAACTTTATATGAATTTATTTACTTTGTTCTTCAATTTTATGAAGCAACGTTTGCCAATATATTTCAAGCAATTCATCATCACAAACAAAATTCTTTTTAAGATAAGCAAACAATTTATCTTTATCAACATTGTCATTTACTGAAAATAAAGACATTGCATTTGCTTCAAACTGTTCATATTTATTTAGCACATCATTTCTATCAACTACTAACATATCTAAAGGTCTACAATCTCGTACAGACTTAACTTCTTTTTCATAGTTGTCCCATACAGTGTCTTTTATATTATATAATACATAACAGTCAGGAGTATGGTAAATAATATCTTTATAGACTGAACCGCCATAAGAGTTTGTAGAAGAATAACTTACATACCGCATGTTGTTAGTGTCTATCATACTTGCTGTATCAGCCATTCTTGAAAGATTTTGAATATATAAATCAACAAATTGTTTATTCAAATCATTAGGATTAAAAATATGCCAATTTACATATGCATCATCATTAATCTCATAATCTTGTTTAAGTCTATTAAGATATGAGATATTTGATTCACCTCTAGTTTGTTTAGTTCTAGTTTTTCTTAAATTGATAATCGCAATTTTAATAACAGGTAATTCTGGAAATTCAGATTTAAGTAAGAAAATGTATCGATATAATTGTTCTAAATAATTATCCCAGTCTGGAACTGATGAAGAAGTCTTATAATCTACAACTATAAAACCTTCGTTTGTTAGCAGCAATAAGTCTATTATTCCTACAAAAATGTGAGAGTCTTTATTTGTAAAAGATTTAAGTTTTCCGTCTATAAATAGCTCATGAGTTTCTTGAAGTAATTCAAGTTTTGTGCCATCTTTTTTAGTTAATAGCTCATCAAAAATTTTATCTTTATGATATAAATAGCCATGAACCATTGCTTCAGCTAAGAGTTGGTCATGTCCATAATTATCTTTATCTCCGAAATATTCTGTTAAATCTTCAGTGTTATGTTCAAGTCCCCAGTGAACAGCTGAACCAATTGCAAATGCATTCTTTTCAACTTTTGGAGAAATGCCTTGTCTATAAGACAAATAGTATTCCATTGGATTGTCTAATATTAAGCCTAACTTTGAATGTGATAATCTCATAAACCTAACTCCTCTACTGTATAACGATATAATTCTATCATGTAATTAAATGCTTCATTCTTTTTAAAAGTCAACAATTTATAGCATACTTCATTACTATCATATATTTCTATAAAGCCTAAATCAGAATGAGAAGGCAATACTTTTGAAACTCGTCTAACTGTTGTTTTAAAATCTTTTTCTATTGATTTAATTGTTTGAGATAATAACTCTCTATCTTTACGTGTTAGTGTCATTTTAATGTAATTGCTCCAATATCTTCAAGTTCTTCTAATGTATACCACAATTCAAGATTATGTTTATATGCATGTTTAGCGTCAACATTATCATTTTCAAATGCTTCTTTAAATTCATTTTCATCAAAAGCAAGATTTACAACAATTTTACTATTAAAGCCTACATCTATGTATCGTTTAAACATATCATCATTTATAAATTGTATGCAATCATTTTTTGAACCAGTAAAATGATGGATGTTTGTTAATTCATTATCTATTACTGTAGCAACTCCTACAGAATATATTTTGCTATCATCAAGTAAAATTTCTTTTTTCTTTCTAGTAGTTTTTTCTACAGTTATAGACATAAAACTGTTTTCAAATTTTTGTCTTCTAAGATTTGTCTTTTTCCGCCATAAATAATTATAGCCATTAAATATTAACTCAATATCACTAGTATATATTCTAAGTATATCAGAATTATCTACGTTATTTAGTTTTTCATCATTAAATAATTTATATATTATTTCAGATTTTATTCCAGAAATAATATCTGTTGAATTATAACTAATAGTGATAATATTATTATCTTTTAATTGAAAGCCAAATTTTGAAATATCTTGTTGAGTTAAACTATCTTGTGTATCAATTGTTATCATATTTATTCTCCTTTCTTAGTGCCAATTCTTAAAGTAATTGGCTTATCTGATTGAACTTCATGATAATATTTATTAAAAATAGGTGTTAATGTCTTTTCTAATTTAGTTATATCAACATTTGACATTATGTTGCTTTTAATATACTTTGCATAAAGTTCAGGATTATCTTTTTTGAAAGCTTCTTCATCAAAATATGTTTCTTCTTCAAATGTTGTAAAGCATTTTACAATGTCTTCAGATTCGTTTAACATAAAATTGTCTACATCAAAGTCTCCTTTTGCTTTAGGCACTACTTGAGAAAAAGTCATTCCACATGTTTCACATTTGTCTATGTGATTTTCTAACATACTATCAAGTATTTGTTTTCTTAAATCTTTTTCTTCAGTAGATAATTCATTAGTAATGCTGCTAATCTCTTTAAGTCTTAATGCAACTTCTTTTGATACAGTTAAACGGTCATGCTCATTAAATTCTAAAATTCTGTAATCTTTCATATTTATTTCTCCCCGATAGTTATCTTTTTACTAAGAACTTTTTGTAGTAAAGGAAGTTGATTTTCTTCTAATTCCCAAGTAATCTTAGTATGCTTATTATCTAGTCTTTCTTCTTTGACGATATACATTTTGAATACTCGATATGAATAACTACCTAATTGATAATTGTTTAAAATTGCTGATACTGTCATATTCATTCTCCTTTAATGCTTAAAAATTACACTATACGAAAAATCAGATATTGGAACTATTGACACAAATTCATAGTCTTTATGATTTTCCATAAAATGATTAAAGTTTTCTGTAAAGTTTCTTTTGTAAAAACTAACTGCAATACATGTTTTGTTTTGTTCACTCATATTTATTTCTCCTTATCTCTTTTGAGTCGTCTTTCATAAGCAATTCTATCTTGTTTAAGTTTTAACAAATAATCTAATCTTTCTTTGTAATAATTGTCATTTGTTTCATTAAAACGTTTTTCATATCTTAATATTGCTACTGTTATTTCTGTTCTTGAACTATCTTTTATAGTCCATTTTTCTTTAAAATGTTCAAATGTAGTTCTTCCTTTATGCTTGTTAGTCTCATTTTCTGTAAAATGAAAATCTATCTTACTATAATCATATGAAAGAATTACAACATCATTTCCTTTTACGTATATTCTCTTTTGTCTTTCTTTGTAGCCTCGATTAATCAGATCTAATTCTAAATCATACATGTTGTTTACCTCTTATTCAACTTCCTCAAGTTTATCAACAAGTTCATTTATGAGTTGTAATGCTTCATCTAATGTATAAGTTGTAGAATTGTACCATTCAGCTCTTTCTCCTTCACAGTTGTCAACTACTTCATCACAACTGCTTTGACAATTTTCTAAATGAGTAGTGACAAATTTTAGAAAGTCAATTGAATGTTTGATATCTGCTTTGATTTCTTTTTTATTCATGTTCTAATTCCTCCTATAAAATAAATAATATTTATTTTATGATTA